TGCTCAAACTCTGCAGCTACCTATTGCCTCCCGCCTAATGATTCGGATTGGCCTTGAGATCTCAGGTAACGAGATTGAGCCCATTATCATTACTGGCCTTGATGCCTTATCTCGATCAGGAGATCTTGAGTCATGGAGAATGTTCGTCAATGATGCGTCTGCACTAGATGCCCTGTCACCAGAGACTCGACAGTATCTGAACGAAGGGCGCATCCTTAAACACCTTGCGTCTAACAACAGCCTAGATCAGTCTATGGCATTCAAGACACCAGAAGAACTACAGGCTATGCAGCAACAGCAGCAACAGCAACAGCAGGCCGCTGCAGAGGAAGAGGCTGCAATTAAGTCAGCACCTCAAGTAGCCAAAAACCAAGCAGGAGCATAAATGAGTCTAAGTGAAGCAGTACCAGCTAATACCAATGAGATGCCAGCAGCACCCGCCCCGGGTACTGCACCAGTAGCTGAGCCTGCAGTAGCACCAGTTGCTCCTGCAGAGGCTATTGCCCCAGCTGCAGTGCCTGAGGTGAAGCTACCTGAGCCTCCTGAAGTAGAGGCTTCTAAGGAAGCAGACGACGATCTACCCTATGAGCCTAGTGGCAATGAGTACATTGATAGTGTGCTCTCTCAGCTGCATGAGGGCGGAGTAGACTTTACTCAGGCGTTCGGTAAGTTCTCTGAAACTGGAGAAGAGGCCGACATTAATGTTGAGTACATGGAGTCCATTCTGGGCCGTGCCGCTACTCATGGCTTAATAGCTGGTGTTAAGGCAGAGAATCTAAAAATGGAAGGCGATGCAGCTAAACTTGCAGAGTCTATACACACTGCCTCTGGCAGTAAAGAGATGTGGGATGGCGTCTGCGAATGGATCGCGTCTGGTACATCAGGATTGAGCAAAGAAGGCTGGTCACAGTATAACGATATGCTGATGGCCGGTGGCGTTCAATCTGAACTAGCAGCAAAGGAGCTCTCAAAGATGTACCAGCATTCCCCCGGATTCACCCAGCCCGCCGCCATGGTGGAAGGTGATGCAACGGCTCAAGCTACAGGCATTGAGCCAATTTCCCGCCGCAATTATGCAGCGGAGTTAGATAAAGTCATCCGTACTAACGGTGAAAATAGTCCCGAAGCTCAGTTACTACATAAAAGGCGTGAAGCAGGAATGCGGAACGGTCAGTAATTTATTTGTGGAACTAAGAAGATAATAAATTAGGAGAACACTATGTCATACCCTACCGATTCTACTGGCCTGTCACGTTCCGGCCTTGAACTTGCCGCAGTCGGCTCAGCAACAACTGTACAACCCTTGCACATCGAACAGTACGGTGGAATGGTTGAAGGTACGTTTGCTAAGCAATCCTTCATGCGCTCTTATGTAATGATTAAGCCCATTCGTGGCACCGATACCGTAACCAACGACCGCATTGGTCAGGCTACTCTGCAGAAAGTCACCCCGGGCGTTCGCCCTGCGGCTTCTGTTGCCCAGTTCGACAACGTGAAAGTGAAGGTTGATACTATCGTATTGGCCCGTAACAACGTAGCACTGCTCGATGATTTCCAAGCGCATTACGCTGTTCGAGCTGAACTGGGTAAAGAGCACGGCAAGACCATCGGCAAGTTCTTCGATGAAGCGTTCATCATCCAGACCATTAAATCTGCGCTGATCGTAGCTGCTGCCGATAATCAGGATGTACAAACCGGCGAAACTGGCCTGCCCGATGGCTGGTCTGGTGGTACTCAGGTAACTCTGGGCACTGCAGGCGACGAGTCAGATCCTGACCTGCTGCAGAAAGCGATTGAGGATGTCTGTGAAGGCATTGAACTCAAAGACGTTGATCTGGACGGCGGTGTTATTTTGTGCGGCCCGACCGAGTACTACACCCTCCTGCGTAACGACCGGCTGATTAACAGCCAGTACAGCTTGGGCAATGGTGATTACTCTGAAGGTATGGTTCTGAAGTCCTGCGGCTTGCCGCTGGTTAAGACTAACCGTATCCCTAAGGCGGCTATCTCTGGTCACTTCCTGTCCAACACTGGCAACGGTAATGCCTATGACGTGACTGCAGCTGAAGCTAAGACCAAGGTTGTAGTAATGCTGCCTAAGGCGCTGCTTGCTGGCGAGACTATTCCACTGACCTCTAAAGTCTATTACATGGACTCAGAGCTGCAGTGGTTCATTGATTCATACCTGTCCTTTGGTGTGACTCCGAACCGTGCAGAGCATGCCGGTGTGGTACTGGCTGCGTAAGCTAGTATTGATTTGACTATCAGGGTCGTCCTTCGGGGCGGCCCTTTTTTCGTTTAGGAGCAGAAATTTTATGAACATCTCTGAACTTGAGGCTGTAAACCTTATGCGAGGTGCAGTAGGCAAAGCGCCTGTGAGCTCCCTAGATATTGCGAACCCAGATGTTATAGCAGCTAGGCAGCGTCTAAAAAATACCTCCCTAGAAGTGCAGGCAGTGAGCTGGTGGTTCAATACGGAAAAGACCGTTACGCTGGTGCCAAACACCGAGGGTGAGCTTATCATACCCGGACGCGCCCTTGAAGTACGGACGCACGATCCTTTCGCGTATTTGACTCTCAGGGGCAACAGACTATATAACCCCGTAAAGAACACATATACATTCACGGCTTCAGTAGAAGTAGATATGGTGGTGTACTTAGATTACACCGATCTTCCTTTTGTTGCAGCTAACTTTATTCAATACGATGCCGCACGTAAATTCCAAGCTGACTTTGATGGCGACCCTATTCGGGTACAGCAACTCAGACAAGATGCTCAGATGGCACGTATGGAACTCAAGCGCAGCGAGCAGCGGAACCGCAGAACAAATATGCTACTGGGCGCTGGCCCTGTTGCACTAAACGCCGGGATTAGGCCGTCCTCTGCATTCAGCGGCTCACGTAACCCATTTTACCCCGGAGGCTAATATGTCCAAGCGAGTAGACGGATCAATAGGTACACTGCTGCAGGGGATCTCTCAGCAGCCAGATAAGCTGAGGTTGCCCGGGCAGGTACAGGATCAGCTAAACATGACATCTGATCCGTTGCGTATGCTACACCGCAGACCTCCTACCCAATTCAAACGTAAGGTATCTGCGCCTGCAGTAGACCCATCTAAAATCTTTGTGCATTTCTACTCGCGTGGAGATACAGAGGAGTATCAGATCCTAGTGTATCCTAATGACGGCACTCCTGTTGTGTTTGATACGCAAGGACAAGAGTACACTGTTGAAGTGTCGGCTGCTATGCAGACTTACCTTAACACAGCTGACCCAAAGAAAAACCTTGGAGCGACTACTGTAGGCGACTACACGTTCTTTATAAACAAAGCAGTCACTGTCACAGGAACGTCTACAGGAGCCGACACATGGCCCTTAGACCAACCCTCTAGGGTAGCACTGGTTGCAGAGCAATACAGCCGCACATACACTGTGAAGGTGCTTGCTGACACCAGTGACGGCACAAAAGAAGCTACTGCTTCTACTACCAGCCCAGAAAGCACAGACACCAATGCGGAAAGCAATGTAAGTGCTAACGCCCTAGTATCTAATTTAGCAGGCACCCTTAATGGTAACGCTAACTTCTCGTCGTATTTTGATACAGCGGTACAAGGCAATGAGCTAGTAATCCTGCCTAAGTCTAATGTTGTAAAATATACAGTTGAAGTATCTGACACTACAGGAGGCGATGCCCTTGTTGTGTCTATTAGCAATGAAGTTACTGCACTGTCTAAGTTGCCAGCACGAGAAAAGGCTGGAGCAATCTACCGCATTGTAGGCGGCACCGATGATGCTGATGACTTCTACATGGAGTTCAGTGTGAACGAGGAAGCAACCAGCGGTGACTTGTACTTCCAGTCAGGCATTTGGATTGAGAGCCAATTCGGCACAGCTGTATTCGATCAGGCTACTATGCCTCATTTACTTATCCGAGGAGAGAACTTTGACTTCATCGGAGGTAGCGGCGGGGAAACAGTGGACACTGTACTTATCGACAAGTGGGCCGACAGGGCTGCAGGTGACGCAGAATCAAACAAGTTCCCTGATTTTGTTACTGCCCAGATTGTAGACATCGCAGTGTTTCAAGATCGTTTAGTGCTAGTGTACCCGGAAGGCATATCAATGTCAGTAACCCGGGACTACTTTAACTTCTTTAAGAAGACGGTAAGCACCCTGCTTGCTGATGCGCCCATTGGTTTAGCCTCTGCAGGCGTTCGAGTAAACCTATTGCGCTTTGCTCAGATCCAAGACAGAGATCTTATTCTATTCGCGGATCAGGCACAGTACACTGTCCCGGGTAACATAGCTATTACTCCAACTAACGCTACAATGACTGAGACTACTCAGTTCGTAATGCAGACTGAAGTACGGCCTGCAGCCTCAGGGCAGAACTTGTTCTTTGCGGTTAACTCAGGTGTGTTCTCTGGAGTACGTGAGTTCTATACAGACAGCGATCTGAACTCTAACAATGCTCGCCCTATCACAATCGCAGTAGATAAGTTGATTAAAGGAACTATCCGTTTAATGGAAAGCTCTACTAATATAAGCAAAATGATCTGCATGGGCTCTTCAGGAAGCGAAGCCTATATCTATGAGTACTTGTGGGAAGACAACGAGCGCCTGCAGTCGGCGTGGAGCCGGTGGGAGTTCAACCCTGACCGCTATATATTCAATGTGCATTTCACGCAAGAGAAGCTCTCTGTGCTGTCCTATGATGCCTCTACGAGTGAAGTGCATGTAGCACTCATGGACATCAGCCAAGACACTACACAGGAGTTCTTTGAAGGCGATATACTGATGGATCATAGAACGATTCTTGAGGACGTAGAAACCTCAGTCTCTGGGCTAGATCACCTCTCCTCAGAGGTAACAGATCTTATTGCAGTCCAAGGCCCCGGATGCCCGCAACCCGGAATGCCTGCAAGGATAGCAAGCTGGGACGGTGACACTGTAACCTTCAGTATTAACTACAGTGGAGGAACTGTATACATTGGTGAAAAGTTCCTGAGCTCAGTTACTCCTACTAGAGTGTTTGTTAAAGATGCAGACAATCAAGCTATTACAACTTCACAGCTAACCATCGGTTCAATGTACATTAATTTCATTGACGCTGGAGATTTTAATGTTGATGTAATTGCTGACTACAACTACACTGCACGGAATGCAGGCAGAATACTTGGGCGGGTAAGCTCCACAATAGGCGACTTTAAACTTACCTCAGGCTCATTTGAGGTGCCTGTTCGTGCGAAGACTGATCGCTCTCGCATAAACATTAGAACAGACTCAGCTTACCCTTTCACTGTTTCTGACATTGAATGGGACGGGCAGTTCTACAAGCGCGGTAAGCGCATTACACGACCGGGAGGTTAACATGGCTGCACTAATGCTCGCCGGTATGGCGCTGCAGGGCTTTCTAGGATACGAGCAAGCTAAGCAAGAAGCGAAGATGAATAACATCTTAGGTAGACACAAGCAGAAGATCCAAGAGCAGAACAACGCTGCTGCTAGGTCTGCTGGGGATGATAAACAGACAGTAACTACGCTGAACATTCGGCGCTCAATGCAGAACTATATCAACGCTGATGCCAGTATAGATGTAGCAAAGATGAGATCTCGTTCTGAGTCCATCGTTAATGCTGCAGCTGGAGGTACAGCAGGGCTGTCTGTGAACGATTCAATTATGGACATCGAACGCAACGCAGCGAGGGCTGAAGCCGGTGAAAGAGATACACTACAGCACACTGTTAGCGAGCTGCAGAGAAGCCGCAGGCAGATTGAGGCAGAGGTTCAGTCCCGTACAAGCAACAACTTGTTCATTCCCTCAGAAGCTCCTAGTGCTTTCAGTGCTGCTCTTGGCACAGGCATGCGTATGGGGGCCTCCACTTACGGAAAGTCATGGGACGGAGAAAGCCTTAAAGGGCTCTTTGGCTCAGGTGCTGCCCCAATCGACCAGACAGCAAGAATCGCATACCAACGCTAATGTGCACAAGGAGAACAGTATGGCAGAACCTATTCAGCGCGGAGGAGTCCGCGATCGTAACGCAGAAAGAGCAGCCGTCACTGAGCGGAACCAGCAGCTACAGCAAGTAGACTCATTCGCACCTCAGCAGAGCGTCATCTTTGGTGACACCTCTGTAAAGGGCTCCCCGCTTCTGAATGGACTAGCCAAGTTCGCAACAGACCGGGGAGCTATTGAGTTCGAGAAGCAACAGAAGGCAGCGTTCCTAGAAGGCCAGCAGTTACAAGCAGCTGGTGCAGAGATGGCCGATGGCCTTGCCCCGCCTACCCGTAGAGGGTATAAGGCAATGCAGGCTAAGCTGGCGGTAGATAGCTGGTATGAGGTATCCAAAAATAAGATTCCCGGAGAAGACAATGATGTTACCTTCGATGAATACGCTAAGCAAACAGGCGCGAGTATCAAGGGACTGCTTACAGGTGATCGTGAGCTAGATGCCATGATAACAGAGGCAGCAGTTCCGCTAGTCTCTGAGCTCGGCAGGTTCCAAGCTAACGCAAACGTGAAGCGCCGTAGAGCTGATGCCATAGATCAAAGCACTGTAGACATAACAAACAGTGTACGGGCTATGCAGGACGCTAAGCAATCAGGCGACATCAAGGGAGAGGCTGCTGCCAGAGAGCGGCTAGGCGCATCCCTGTCCCTGCCTGTGATTGTAGATCCTGAGCTTCGTCAACAGACGTATGCTGACCTTGCTGCACTGACCCTAGATATGGGCGATCCTACGGTGCTGAACTATGCCAGAGCACAGGGGATTGGTTTCAATGTAGACCAAGAGAAGTCCCTGCTATCTGCTAAGGCACGTTACACTGCAGCTGAAAACACTAAGCTGGACACCCTTTACCAGAATGATCTAGGCGATTTTGAGACTACTGCTATTTCCTCGGGCACCCTTGAGGGCTTCCGCGCAGAGTCTGCTAAGTTTCAAGGCCAGTACCCTACTAAGAAAAGCAATGCGTACTACGCTACACTTGAACGTAAGTGGAAAGCTGCTAAAGGATCTCAGGCTGTAGAGAAATCGTATAACCAAGATTATCGTGAAGGTAAGCTGGCCTCAGTTCCGGGCTTGTCTAATAGCGATGTCCAAGCTACTATGCGAAGTGTAGAGGCTGAGATTGATTCTAACCCAAACCTCAGTGACTCTGATAAGCAGGAACAGAAGCTAAAAATCTTTGTAGACAACAATCTTGTGCAGGATGATAAAAAGACCCGATGGAATGCTGGCATGACCAGTGCCGTTAATGACAAGGGCTTGCTTGATCCAGCATTTGAAACTGCATACAATGAGTTCACTGAGTTCAATGCAGCTAACCCAGATCTGGCAATGCAGCACTTGAGCACCAACAATAGGCTGAAGTTTAAAAGCATCCAGCCACTTGTACAGTACGGTGGTATGGAACTAAGAGATGCAGCCGTTCAGGTAGAAACGAGTAAGCAGAACTACAAAGACCTCACACCTGATGAAAAGACAGAGCTGAAGAATGAAGTAGATGATGCCATGGATACAGCAATTGGCAAGGGCTTCTTTAACTTTCGCTCATGGACTGACGCAGTTGGTGCAACTACCGCTATCCGAAATGAAAGTATGGTCAGAGAGAGAATGACTCGCTTGGCTAAATCCTTTATGGACACAGGGTACACTGATCCAGCCGGTGCTGCAGAGACTGCCCGCATTAAGATCATGGAAACACATGAGCAGGTAGGAGACTCCCTTGTGTACAACGGTGGGAAACCTCTTGCTGAACAGATGCAGGTAGCGCAGTCTGACGTAGCTGAAGCCATTGAATACCAGAAGCAGGGTATCATGGAAGCTAACCCAGACTTTGATGAAGGCAATCTGGTATTGCTGGGTGATCCCCGGGGCAATGCCCTGATGTTTGGTAACATGAACGAGAACGGTGTTATTGTTGAGATGGTAAGTACTGACCTTGCTGCTGCAGGCGCTGCATTCCACAAGGATGTAGTTGAACCGAGAGATGCTTTACAAAAGCTGGATATGTCAGCAGCTGCTACCTTGCGCCAGCGAGAGCAGCGTAGGTTAGAAGAGGCTGTGAACTCAGACATCTACACGGAGAGTGAGTTCAATGCAGCTAACTCTAACTGGCTCGGTAAGTTTGTTATGGAGCAGCGCGTTAAGCCTACCCTTGATACAGATATTGGAATGCTGAAGGACACTCTCAGGACTGCAATTATTGAGGAAGAGGGGCTAGAGGCTAAGCTGTCTGCTGGTGGTATTCAGCGTACTCAGGCTGAGCAGGTTATTGCTAAGCGTATTGAGGAAGGTGTTAACCTTGCTCGTGATAAAGACAGTCTTGTTCGTCGTGGTATCCAACAGAAAGAAATGGATGACAACGGCATCGAGACTATTGAGGAACACGAGACTTGGAGACAGGCCAGAGCTGCTACCAAAGACCAGAAGACTGAAGCCCAGAGAAACATGATCCGGGAAGGAAAGCTAGATGAGTACGAGCGCAGTAAGTACCCTGAGCTGCCCGACACTCCTGATACAACCTCGCAGGAGACTTTTGTAGCAGATGCCCTTAACGTAACCCGTAAGATTCTTGCGTACACTGGGATCTATCCTGAAGTGGCTGCTGCGATGTCTGTACAAGAGACTGGGTTTGGTGACAGTGTTGAAGGCAATAACTACTTTGGCATTAAAGGAAAGGGACAGACCTTTATGACTAAGGAAGAAATAGACGGTGAGCTAGTTCCGCAGATGGATGAGTTCAAGGTATTCGGAAGCTACGTAGAAGCGGTACAAGGCTTGCGTGAGTTCCTCTATACCAATCCCCGGTACAAAGCTGCCCTAGAAGCTGCCAGCCCGCAAGAGCAGGCTAAGGCTCTTCAGGAGGCAGGCTATGCTACCGACTCAGGCTATGCAGATAAACTGATTAACATTATGTCGCAGCCGCGATTCGATCAATAAATGTAGCAACGTACCAATTAAATAAGGAGGCTCTATGCCTGATGTAACAGAGAATACTGCACCCGCTGCAGAACCTAATGCAGAGGCATTGGCACCTTCTTGGATGAAACGGTACAGCACAGTTCGATTGGAAGAGGAGTCCCCGGATGTAGCAGCTACGTTCGGGGCCGCTTTCCGCAGAGAGAACTTAGCCTATAATGTGATTGATGCCATGACCTCAGATAAGCCCGGGGCCGTGGATATGAATTACTCTTTCCAAGAAAACAAGACGGATCTCCTGAAAGATATTCCAGAAGAATACCACATGGACATCGCAATGGAGGCGTCACTTGCTGACGCTAACTACACACGCGATAAAGTTATTTCTGATATGAATGACAGGGACATTATTGCACAGTCCGGCTTTACCGGCATCAGTGCAAGCGTAGCCGCTGCTCTATTTAGCCCAGAGAACTTTATCCCCTTCGTTAATGGCGCAGGCTGGGTTAACAAATCTAGCCGTGCAGTTAACGCTTTACGCTTAGGCACAGCTACCGCTGCATTGTCTGGGGGTAGCGAGACTATTCTTGCAGCGCACGATTATACTAAAGATGGTGAAGACATCCTGTATGCCGCCAGCTTTGGCTTCATCCTCGGTGGTGCCGTAGGCGCTGTTCTGAAGCCCGGTGCCAGAGCAGCTACAGCAGCTGATGATGTTGCTGAAGGTGCAGGGGATACAGGTACAGTCACTAGACCGTCTAGGAACACCACAGATGACGGTGCAGAGATAGCTGATACGTTCGGCCCTCCTGCTCCTGTAACACGCAGCAGGGACGTTCTAGTGAGCTCAGGGCTCAAGGCTGAGCGCAGAGGTGGCCCTATTAACATAGCGGCTAGAACTGAGGCAGAGGAAGTCCTTGAGTCTTTCCCTAACCTTGACACTGTAAGCAATGCTAAACGCAAACGCACACAAGAAGATGTGTCCCGGGCAATGTCTCGATTAGATCCGGAAGAGAACGTAGGGTCTGACGTTGCTGAGCAGCTTGAGAAAGCCTACAAGTTCTCTGGGATTGAGCCCCGGGGCACTAAGACGCTTACAGTAGAAGATCGCGTAGCGGGATCGTGGGATCAGCTGCAGGGAGACTTCAAGGCTGCCAGTGCTAAGCTCAGGGCTGATATGGATAATGAGCTCGTAGATGATGTAATCCGTGGAGCAGATGACAGTGTAGGTGCAATGCGTAACCGCAATGTGGAAGCCCAGATTGTAGACACCACAGGCTCAGAAGACGACATCATTGATGCTGCTAATAACTGGGAGAAGACTGAGCGTATCAGCGGTAGACTTGCTGAGGATATGACAAACACTGTAGCTAAAGCAAACAAGATCACAGCATCCGACTACACCCGCTTAATTAATCACCCCTCTTCAGTTGTACGTAAGCTGGCTAAGGATCTGCTTGAGGGCGGCACAGGTACGCTAGGCAGAACCAATACGGCTGCTATGTACAAAGATATGTACGAGCGGAGGATTCTTTCTACGGGTATCATCCCCTTGAATGAACAAGCTGCACAGTGGGCTAAAGCAGCAGGGTACAATATGTTCAAGCGCACATTCCACACGGAGGCCCGGACTAAGTTCGACCGTATGGTACGTGAAGTAATGGAAGGCAGGACTACTGGTGTTGAGTCCAGAATCACAGACCCACACGTTATTGAGGCAGCTGACCGCTTAGATGATATGTTTGCTGAAGCACTGAACATCGGTAAGAAGGCTGGTGTAGAGTCCCTACAAGAGATTCCTACACGCAAGGGCTATGTCCCTCTGCAATGGCAAGGCACGTCTATTCTAAGAATGGGCTCAGCCCCTGCACGTCAGCTTATTAGCCGAGGTTATCAGTCAGTAGGCATCCCTAAAGAGATGGCAGATGAGATTGCTGCAGCTGTAGTTAAGCGAGCCCTTGATGGTACTGCCGGCGTAGACACAAACATTGCTGGCCTACTAAAGAAGGATCAGCGGGGACAGCTACGCACTGCACTTGAGCGTATGGGAATTGAAGACGGCCAGATCAACGGCATGATGCGAGTTCTTGATGCTAAGGAAGCTAAGTCTGGGCCGAGCTTTACTAAGGGCAGAACTAAGATCGACCTAAACATTAGTTCCGGGGGATACTCTCTGCTGGATCTTGTGGACAACGATCTGAATGCTATCGCCTCTAAGTATGCACGGGAGATCTCAGGCCGAGCAGGCATGGCCCGTAAGGGATTCACTAACGAGACTATCTGGAACACTTGGAAGTCTGCGGCCCTTAAAGATAATGCTCGGGTTAAGACCTTAGGAGATGGTGATGACGGCCTCTCTGAGCATCTTGACGACATCAAATCCTATTTCACTGCTACACCTATTGCTGGCGGTATTAACAAGAACGCACGTAGGTTCCAGCAGCTTGCTACAATTACATCTTTGGGTATGGTTGGTGCAGCACAGCTGGCAGAGCTCGGAACTGTTGTTGGCCGACTCGGCCTTAAATCAGCAGCTAAGAATCTCCCGGCTGTTGGTGACATCGTAACACTTGCCCGTAAAGCTAACAAAAGCAATACTGTAATAGATGAGCTCAGACCAATTCTAGGTGACTTTGATTATGACCACTTGCTGTTCAGACCTGACGTTGTTATTGATGACAGGATTTCAGGATCAGTAGACATCGGCACCTTTGGTAAATTACTTGATAACGGGCTTGGTAAGGGCAGTGTAGCTCTAGGCTATGCCAGCGGCATGAATACAGTCCGGCACTTTGAGCACCGCATGGCTGCAAAGATGATGATTAATAAGTTCGCTGACCTTGCTGTGCATCCAGAGAAGATAGCTAAATCGCTGGCTCGTATGGAAGACATCGGCATTGATGCAGCGTACCTAGAGAAGATCATTAAGCAGATCAACAAAGGTGTAGCCAACGGCGATACTGTGTTTGATGCTAATGGCACCCTGAGTAAGCTGGGTATCCAGAAGTGGCCTGAAGATGTTGCTGAGCAGTTCGCTATTGGTATTAACCGGCACACCTCTCAGGTAGTGCAGCGGCAGCTCTCAGGTGAGACATCTAACTGGATGCACAAGACGGTAGGCTCACTGCTAACGCAGTTCAGGCACTTCCCTATTGTGGCCTTCGAGAAGCAGCTACTACGGAACATCAAGTACCACGATCAGGCAACCATGAGCACACTGTTGTATGGCTTCGCTGTATCGTATGGTGTTCAGAACATCAAGGCTGCCATGAGTAGCCGTGAGCTGGAGCAAGAGGATCTAATTAAGCAGAGTGTTAACTACATGGCGATGGTTTCAATTGCGCCTGAGGTGGGCACATTGCTTAACCAGATGGGCCTTGCTCCTGATGCACTTAATACACGGAAGCTAGGGCATACTGGCTCGCGGGCAGATGAGTTCGATATTGTAGACTTTATACCTGCAGCGGGACAAGTGAATAAGTTGTTCAAGGCAGCGTCCCTTCCGGGTAAGCTGATGTCAGGTGATGCGTCTAACGCAGACATACGAGCTGCGTGGATGGCACTTCCGCTTAGCACAACCTTAGCTAACAAGCTGCTTATGGAAGCTATGCTAGAAGATTAACCGGGGCTGTAAGGCCCCTTTACAACGGAGAGCCTTATGGCATTTTCAATCAATACTCCCATTGGTGACGGCAGTACTACTCAGTTTGCTGTGAACTTCGTCAATGGGATATTCTCTCGGGATAACGTAACAGTGTTTGTAGACGGCGAGGTAGATGGTCTAGGTGATCCTGTACCTCGGGCATTTACTTGGCTGAGTGACGGCCTTATTGAGCTGTCTGGTGCAGCACCTGCTGCTGGAGTAGTAATCCGTATCCGGCGTATCATGTTTAAAGATGCGCCTATTGTAGATTATGAAGACGGCGAAATTCTAATTGAGGCTACACTAGATAAAAGTAACGATCAGCTAATTAACTTGATACAAGAGATGCTAGATGGCTTCGGCTTTGAGAACATTCAGACAGACATTA